GTACGGAGTAACGGATGCATCATGTTTGACCCCGTCCCCGGTAAATGGGCGTATGGGGGTTGATGTGTGTGTGTTAGTTCGTTGGTTTGATAATTATTTTGTTGGATTTTTTTTGATTACATTTCCGGTGGGTGACGGCTAGGGGGGAGTCGGGTTGTGAGGGTATGACGTGGTCGGCCTCCCCTACCCCTGGGGGGACGTACTCACCGCATAGGTGGCAGGTGCCTCCGAGTTCGCGAAGTTTCTTTGCTTGTCGTTTGTATTCGGTGGTGTAGAGGGTTTTCTTTTTGAGTCGGTATTTGGGGTCGGCGTCACGTGCCCGCTGCCTTGTACGGGATAGGTCCCCCCGGCATGTTTCACAATAAGACTCACGCGATAACGTGCCACACCTCATGCATGGTTTGTTGAACTTATGAGGCATTGGGTTTGAATAGTGGTGCGGCTTCCTGCCTGAACCATTCCTGCTTCTCTCGGATGGTTTTCTTGTCGTTGGCTTGTGAGAGTTGTGCCCGGTATTGTTCGGCGATGGTTAGCACTTGTTCAGGGTTATTCATTGTCGTCCTTCCAATCGATTTCGTGTTGTTCAATATAGTTGCCGATGTAATCCTTGCCCAAATACTTTTGGAGTATCGTGTCGACCTTGATGGCGTCGTCAAGGAACTGATGCATTATGTGTGCGTCCTCGGGGTCGAGTTCGATGCGTTTGTTGACTTCGTTGATGAATAGTTGGTCGGCGAAGAACACTAGGGCGTTGAAGTCTCCGATGCGTTCAATGAGGTCGAGGTGTGAGTAGACTTCGACGGCGATGTCATCCCACTTGGACCATTGTTCGGGTGTGTCGTCTGACTTGATTGCGGTCATAGTCCCTCCAGGTCGAAGGCTTGTTGGGATAGGCGTGTGGCGATTTGTTCGCAATAGCGTTCTTCGACTTCAACACCGATTGCTTTCTTGCCCAGGTTACGTGCGGCGATAAGGGTTGCGCCTGAACCGGCAAAGGGTTCGGCGATGACGCCTTGGATGCATCGGTCGATGAGTGTCTCCATGAGTCCGATGGGCTTCGGTGTGGGGTGGCCGGCTTCTTGCACCGCGGTTGGCCGGTGTTCCTTGGTTGTGATGACGGAACGGAGTGGTGGCGCTGACTTTCTGAATCCTGAACCGCGCACATAGATTTCTTCGTGTTGTGTCATGAACGCTGCGTTAGTTGGTCCGGGTGGCATTCCTGCCTTGTGCCAAATTAGCAATGAGTCGATGGGGTCGGGGCGTTGAATCTTCCATGCTCCGAACATGATGAACGGCTTGTTACCCCATAGTCGTAGGACTTTATCGCGCGCTTGTGTGTCCTGGTCGTTGGCGATGACGTTCTTCTCGGACACGGCTCCCTTGCCTCCCATGTTGCCACCGTAGGTTTCGCGTGTTGCGTGTGCGATTCCGTAGGGCGGGTCGGTAACAAGAACGTCCGCGGTTGTCCACTCCGTCACGTCCAGGCAATCCCCGTGATACAACGTCACGTGGTCGTCCTGGTAGTAGGGCTTCATAGTTTGTGGACCGTTCCCGTGAAGTCGATGCCTTCCTCCAGGAAGAACGTTGCCAAACCCGGGACCGCTTCCTCACCGGCAACCAACCGGAACCAATTCGAACCGTTGTCAAGGGTTGGTGCCATAACAAGGAACCGTGACGTTCCCCTCGGTGTGCAACCCAATTCCGTTATACGTAAATGGTGGAAGTGGCCGTGAACAAGAATGTTGGCGTCGGCGACCGGTTGACTACCGAACGCTTGCTGCCTCCACCATGTCGCCATCAAATCGGGTCGGCGCGCCTGGTGCCCGTGTGCGACACCGAGGATGTGGAACCCGTCACCGAACACGTCGAACGCTAACGACTCGTCGTGTGGTTGTGGTTCGAGGAAACGCCAACCGTGTCCGGCTTCCTGAGACAGTCGGGCGATTTGCCTGCCGATGAACACACCCCAATCGTCGGTTGGTTTGCCGATGGTTTTGCCGTTCATGCGGAACTGGCAATGGTTCGACCCGACAGACAAGTAAGTGATGTCTGGTGCGTGTTGCGCAACACGCTTCAATGTTTCATAAGCGAGGGTGGTGGCCAGGTCGACTTGTTCCATGATGGACAAATCGTTGGAATAGACTTGTTGGGCCGCGTTGGCGTTATAGAAATTCTCCACCGTGTCGCCAAGGTCAACGAACACAACCTTCGCAGGCTTCTCCCGTTTGATTTGGTCGATAAGTCGTTCCTGCATTAGTGCCACACGTTCCAACAAGGAATTAGTGTCGCCACGGAAATCAACCTTGCCGACCTGCAAGTCACTCCACAGAATCACCAACGCCTTCGGGTTAGGTTGCCCTAACTTGACCGGCTTCAGTTTTCTCCGTGCCTCATCAATGAGAAGTGGCAAGTCAATCCCGGCAGCCTTACGGCGGAACGTGAACCGGTACGACGTCAACCAAATCAGTTCGCCATCCTTTTGTTGTTGCCAACGGGACGTGCGCACGGGTGGGATGACCTCAATTCCGTCCGGGTCCAACCCTGCATCGCGAAGGAACTCGTCGAAGTTCTCCGGTTCAGTTTCGTAACCCGGTGTGGTTGCGGTTCCCTCGGTTCCGTCGAAGTCAACGCCCGGTCGGTAATCCTTCGGCGTTGTGACCTTCACGGCGGGCGTCAAGTTATCAAGCATGAACGAACCTGCATGAACAAGCGCCGGCGCGATGTTTCGCAAGGGAGTTCGGTGACACGTGAACGCCGCGTGCCTCCAACGCCTTCGAAAGTGGATAGTCCTGCCACTTCACTTTGTCGGTTAGGGCGGTGCGCAGAATGTTCGCGTCCGACTCGTCCAGTTGGTCGAGGATGGTGCGGACCTTACAGTTGCGAATAGGTTTCGCGGGTTCCAGGTTTTCAAGCATGAGCGCTTCCTTTCGTCATTGCGCTCATTATTCTACACACCTACGACAGATTCAACGTGTCATTTTCATCGAGGGTTGACACGCTAATGAATGCGCCTTGTTCATGGTTGTCTGCGTAACGTTTGAACGCGACAAGTTTCACAACCTGCGAGTCGTCACCCCACACCGCAGCGTCGGACAACGCGTCGGAAACACCGCGGACGAGTTTGTCAATGTCCGGTGGGACGACCGGGTGAGGGCGTTTGTTGACCTTGATGGTCGACGGTCGTTCCAGGTAGAACACCACTTCCAACGTCACCGGGCCTTCAAGCGGTTCCCAGTAGTGTTCCGTAGCAGCGTAAATCGCGAACTCAGTGACCGCCCTACGCCATGCGGGAAGATACTTCGACGCCTCAATGAAACGCCCGTTGCCGACCGACTTCTTCGAACCCTGCGGACTAGGACGTCCCGGCACAAAGAAACTCAGCATGCTCCATTCTACCGGCGGAACGTTGCCAGAAGTGAGATTGTCAACAACGCAACCGCAACCCAACCAAGTGTGCCCGTGATTGGTTCAGCCTGGTAAGCGAGAAGGGCGATGAGGACGATGAAGAATGTGCCGACAATGCGTTGTTTCATTAGAACGGTGCCAACTCGTCGATGGTGCCTTGGCCTGCGTTGACGGTAGGCCACACGGCGTTGACTGCAGCCTCGTTGACCTTGTCCTCACGCAACGTTCCCTGAGCGAGAACACTGATTTCGTCGGCGCGAACCTCAAGGGAAATACCCTTCGACCCGTCACGCTTCTCGAACGTTTTCGTTTTCATGCGGCCCTTGACGTTGACACGCATGTTCTCCGCGAGGGGTTGTGTTCCGTCGGGTGCGACGACACTGAAGTAATCACGGCCTACAGTCTCCCACTGACCTTGCGGGGTTTTCCGAACCTGATTGTGTGAAACGTTGTAGACGGTCCCCCAATCGAAGTTCTTCACCTCGTTGACGAAACCCTGAAACTCAATCTGAATTGCCATGTGCTTATCCTTTCCGATAGTGACCTAATCCTACACACTAACCACTGACATTGATGACATGGCCAGGTGCTACACAATCTTGGTTGCCGCATGAACGAATGCCGGGAAGAACATGGTTGCCGTTGTCGTCGACCGGGGTGACTTGGTCGCGTGCGAAGTTGCCATGCCACGGGATGCATTTGCCTTGGCCGGTGTGAACGGTTTGAACTTTGCGTGCGCGACATGAGGTGCATGTTTTGGTGTTGCGTCGGATTGTGTTGACGGTCCATTCGAATCCGCAGCGTTGACATGTGATTGTGGGCACCGTCCGATTGTAGTGGAAATGACAAGAACCCCGACCGAAGCCGGGGTCCCGTCGTCAAGGGAGACGATTAGTTGTTGACGGCTTTGCGCCACGCGGTGGTTGATTCTTCCCATGCGTTGACCAAGGTGATTTTTTCGAATCCTGCCATTACCAGTTGGTGTTCCATTTCCAAACGCTTTTCGGTTGTCAATGCTTCGTTGCGCATGATATCTCCACCGCGGTAGGTGATGGTGAACGTGCCGTCATTTTTGTAAGAAGCGGCCTGGATTCTGACCGTGTAGCGGCGGCTTGTTTCGTTCTTTCCGATAACGGTGAAGCCCGTGAGTGCCTTCTTTACTGCGTTGCGGAACTTCATGCCGGTGAGATACTCAGGGGCGATGAGTGTGGTGGTCATTTTGATTTCCTTTCGACTCATTGAGTTTTGGATTAGCAATCCCAGCCGGACTTGCGGAGTTTTGCGTAGATTTCGTCGTAGCGTTCTTCGAAGATTTCGATGCTTTCGATTTCAGAAGTGCGGGCGAGTTCGACGCCATTGTGCAGCGCGTAGAACAACGCCTTCATTTGGTCATCGTTCAGTTTGATGGTGGTGTATTCGGTGGCGGTCATTTCGGCTCCCTTTCGTTGTTGCCTTATGTATATGACTATACACATACAATGACGTCAACGCAACACAATCCGGAAACTTTTTTTCGGCGCGTCACTTACAACCAAACTCCCCCGGACGGCACTCCCAATGCTCACCAAGGTCATGCATATCCTTCACCCATTCCCTCGGACCACCAACATGCGGCGACTTCGACACACCCGGAATCCCCAACCCCTCACGTGCCGGAAACGGTTCATCATCCCAACCATCCCGATTCAACCAAGTAGCCGGATAAGGAATGAACTGTTTCACCGGAAGGTTCGGGTCCGCTGCCATCCTCCGCGCCCCATCGAGGATGGTGTCAGCGTCACCGACTCGTTGAACGGCTTTGAAGAATGCCTTCCGTGCTTCACCCTTCTGCAAATGCTTCGGGTAGATGTCCCAGAACTGGTTGAACGCTTCATTCACACTCGCTTGTGTGTTAAGTGGTTCTAGTTCTTCTGGTTGTAGTTCAGTGGTTCTAGTTAGGTCGACATCCGTGTCCACCCCCCTGGACACTGGTGTCCACCCCCCCTGGTCATCCTTGTCTAGGGGTGGCGACACTGGTGTCCCTACCCCCCTTGTCATCATTAAGGTGTAGACGATTGACGAATTGTGTCGTTGCCGTTTCTTGATTGCTCCGAGTTCCAGAAGTTCCACCGCGGCACGGTCGACAGACTTAGTCGAACATCCCATTCGTTCTGCGAGTGTCTCGCGTGATGGGAATGCCTCATGGGTTTGGTTATCGGCGAAACGTGCCAGCACCCCATAGAGTCGGACGGCCTTGTCTGAAATGGTCGCCGTAAGAATCCATTCCGGGATTATGCTAAACCGGATTTCTGATTCGATTGTGTTGCTCATTCTTGTCCTATCTACCGGCTTAGCCCTGGTATCCTGGACAAAGCCGATGGCGTAATCATCGGTTTCAATGTGAGGGTCAGTCTGTAACGGGCTGGCCCTCACTCTATTCTACCCCGTCGCCGGTCATCGAATCCTACAACGGATTCAACAACGACTGCGACACGGTGCGAGTGTTCTCCACATCATAGTCAGCCGGCGAACCCAACGGAAACAAATCCGCAGCGACACCCCAACCAATCACATCCACAACCACAAACTCGTCAGGGTGAGGGTAAGCCAACACCATGTGCCGGCCACGCTCCACATCCCGACGACGAACCGCCAACGGATTACCAGCCGACCTAATCCGACGAACCTCAATGTTCTCCCCAACATCCGCACGGTCCGCAAACGCGTCATGAGTTTCAGCGGTCCAGAACGAACCATCCCAATACCGGTTCAACCGTTTCGCCACCGCAAGTTCCGCAACACAAGACGCAATGTTCGCGGTCAAATTGTCCTGCATGCGTGAAGGGTCGTAATGTGCGGCGTTACCTTTGCCCTCGTTCGCCTCGGTCCGTTTCCGACCAACGTATTCCGCCCACTCGCGTTCCCACGGTGTCAGTTCAACGCGACTCACGGATTGACCTCATCGCGATAGCAAGTTGCGCATCCGTGAACTCATAGTGACGTGGTGTGCGCTTCTTCCTCACACGTGCCGGCTTCACCTGCACGTCCTTCGGTGCCTCGGGATTCAAATGCCGATGCCACGCCCAAAACTTTTCACCACGTTCCGCAATGCGGGCGTTATCCCACTGAGCCGACGGATGCCAAAACGCTTCACGCATCAACGCGTCAACGTCTAACCCATATTCCTTCGCGTAATCCACCATGATTGCCTTTCGTTAGAACGGTGCGTCCTCCACCCTCACCTTAGTGCCATCCGGCGACAGAATCCACCATTGAAACATGCCACGGTCAAACACGGGTTTGTCCAGGTTCTCCCACACCGCCAACTTGTGACCCCAACCACGCGCAGCACGCGCATCCTCGGCCACCCCCTCAATGGACCCGTTCCACAACGCACAAATCATCATCAAGTTGTCCGGGGTGTCCAACAATTTCGAACCGCCCATGCCACGGTTGATTCTGTGATGCGGCACAAGGTCATCCTCACGGCCGCAATGCCAACAATGCATGTCACGGTCCTGAACAACCTTGAGAACCTTCTTTGGGATAGCCATGACCCCAGTGTACCGGGTGATATTTCTGGAGTGTATGAAGTGGTGAAACGGTAGCCTAGACGTCCTCGGACGAATCCAACGCCGCCAACCATGCGAGGAACTCGTCCTCCGTCATGACACCGTCATCCTCAAACGGGTCGGTCACAGTTTCATTTCCGCTTGCATCAACTTCGACATGGTCGCCTGCGCCATTATCGCTGATTCAATCACCCGAAGTTTGGTGCGAACGCGATTGACTTGAGCCTTTGCCAAGTCCCGTTCGAACCGTGCCTGCGACGACGCGAGTTTCGCAACCGCCGTCCGTTCAGCAATGCTGCCTGACGCTTGTATAAACGCCCCAGCCTCCGTTTGGTCCAAGTCAAGTTCAGTTCTAGCCAAATTAGTTTCAGCCTCATAGAGTGCCTCCACCCCCTTCTTGTTCGTTGCCGTTAGTTCCTGCAACTCCAGAATGATGTCCGACGGATTCAATCAAACCCTCCAACCTATCCCGTAAGTGTTCCCTCCAGAACGCCGCCTCATTTGGTTGGTTTCTTTCGACCGCTTGCAGGTACGCCTGAGTCAGTTCCTTCACCGACGCTAGTTGCACCCTCCAATCGTTCTGCACGGGTTTTCACCTTTTCAAGAATTGTTTCGGATGCTCCAGCGGTTTTCGCTTCCCTCCATAGTAGACGCAACTCGTCGACATCGGTGAGTGATTCGGATTCGGTAATCCAGTCACGTGGTGTTGCACTTGGTCGGGGTGTTACACCGCGGGCAACCTTCGCCATCTCCGATGCGGATGGTCCCTTGGAACCGGCGAACGCCCAACGCAACGCACGCCCCAAAGCCGACGTGCAAGCATTCTCCAACGCCGACGTTTGGTTCGCCATGCCGGAACCGTCTACCTCAAACGCCCACTCGGTCGCCTTCGGCAAATCGTTCGCTTGGTCGCCTGCGTTCATGTAGACACGCGCCTCCACAACCCATGTAGCCGCAGCCCTATCCTGCGCGGTGGTGTGGTTCACAATCACAACGCGAAGGT